TACCATACGCCGCCCGTTCGCCTTTGTATCGTTCCGCTTCCTCAATGCCTTTGTTGGCAATCCATTGTATTAAGTGCGGGGCTTTGGGTAACGTTTGGGACAATATCGTTGTAACCGACGGGAAAAACTCCGGGTTCCCGTTGTCGTCATATCGGTAATAATAGCGGTGTCCCTTACTATTCAATTGCCAAACCTTATACGGGGGTTCAATCAACGTTTTTTCATCAAAAAACATTGCCGTCATTTCCTCAACCGTCATGCCCGGCAATATCTCAAATATTCCGGTTGGTTGCTCAACCTCGACCGCTTCAAACGGGGGGATTATTTGTTGTTGTTCCTCGGTAATTTCCGGGAATTGGTCGGCGGGAACGGCTCCCAAATTTTCGACCGTCTTTTGTACCGGGTTTTCCGGTTTCTTTTTGTTCGCTCTCATTTTCTACTCTTTTTTAATTCTGAAAATCCACATAATACCATTACGGCACACATACCCGCAAACATCAATTGCCACGGGTCCCACAATGCGCCAATCAGACAAACAACGCCCAACGTTCCAAACGTCGCAATAGTGGCTTTCGCTTGGAACCTATCGGAAAACATAACGTCCTCCATGCGTTCAAACCATTTTAACCCGTTATTCTTCATATCCAAACAAATAATTAGGGGTGCAATTACACATTTCGCAAATGATAACAACCCATTCCGGGCGTATCTGTTTAGTCGTACCGTTACATAAATTAGTCATATTAACTTGTTGTGCGCTTTCGGTGCGTCCCTCCCATAAACGGGCGGCAACCTCTTTTTTATAGACCTTAACCCCGGCGGTTTGCGCCCGTGCGATTGCCTCGTTTACTCTTAATTTCGTCATTTCTGCCATTTCTTTAGTCTTTTATTGTTAATAACTCGGTTCGTTGCTCTCTTTGTGTCCGCAATGCGTACACGTTTTTTCCTCCCAAATTGCGGTATATTCCGGCGGGGTTAAATATCCATCGCCTCCGGTCTGTTTATATTCCCCGTCGGTAACTTCCATTTCGCCGCCGCATTCCGGGCAATCGTCATTACCCATTAAATCCAAATCCGGGACAATGAAATATACCCGTTTCAGATACACGCCCAACGCCTCGGAAATAGCCGCATAACAATTGGCGGTTTGTTCCTCGGTTACGTCCTCGTTTATTGCATCGAAAACGGAAACGCCCCAATTGTCCGGGTCGTCCTCAATAACTTTGTTTTTGAGTAATTCCGAAACGACAATTTCGGAAACTTGTTTGGCTGTTTTCCCGCTATCGGTCGCCAATTGTTTTAATAAATCGCTCTCTTTTATCTTCATTTCTTTCTGTATATTATACCCTTATATGGTTTGCCTGTATCAACGCTTTGTTTTATCAAATGCCTATAATAACCCTTTTTATGTGCCTCTTTATAATTCTGAAACTCAATACAAACATTCCCGTTTTCATCTATTCCCTCAATTGGGAAATCGTATTTTGTTTTGTTTCTTATGGCTATATCAAAATTGTTATTTTCATTAATAGAACACCAACGCAAATTCTCAACGAAATTATGAAAACGTACTCCGTCGATATGGTCAACGCATGGTTTGTTGCCTGGGTTCGGAATGAAAGCCGCCGCAACTAATCGGCTAACTTGCCTTTTCTCAACCTTTCCGTTTCTCATTAATCCAACAACTAACCCGTTGGCTCTTACTATACAAGGGGTTAAAATCTTATTATTGATAATTGATTTTACCCTACCAAAAGAACTAATTAAATATAGTCCCTCAAAATCTGCTATTTCTTTCCATTCTTCCATATCTTTTATTTTGCTGCAAATATAAGATTTATCTTTGGTATATTAAATAAAACCTTTGAATATTTTATTTGTTCACGTTGGACGCTTGTAATACAGATAAAAAGCACTAATTTTGTTGCACCGCATAACCTTACAACATCGCTCTCGGTTACTGCGTACCAACCCCCGGCGTTACTTCATTGCGTCGGGGGTTATCTTTTACCCGCTCAATATAGATATTTCGGTATATATCGCCGTAATATCCGGTTTCCCTTGTAATTCGTTCCAACGTTCGCAAATCGTATTCGCCAAATACAACGTACTCATGTTCTAACAATTCGGCGTCTTGTAATGCAAACTCAAACGTAATATCAACGTATTTGTCGCCAACCCGGTTAAATGCGTGTTCTATGGGAATAAAAGCAAATGTTTTGCCCTCGCAATATCGCACCCGTTCCGGGAACAATTGGCAAAGCAAATGCGCATTCCGATAACATTGTTGCGGTTGGGGTTTCAGTATATCCCGGATAATCTCTAATTCGTAATCGTTGAACACGTCCGCCGCCCGGACAATATCAACACGTTTTGCAACGGCGATTGTATCGGCAAAATATTGTTTTTGCCGTGGGTTCAAATCTAACCGCATAAACGCCCGCATTTCCTCAATAATAACGCTTTCCATAATCAGCCCTTTGTAAATCCCTTAAATGCCACATGGTAAACGTCGTATTGTTTCCCGGTAACATAGAACTCAATCATACGTTCCGGGTTCCCGGCGTCGTTTATCGCAATGGTTGGGTATGGTTCCCCCGGCAATTGGTTATAATCGCTTTCAATGTCCCGCAATCCCTCCGGGAAATCCGAACGGTCGGCGGAAAAATACCGGGTTAAACTCTCTTTTATTCGGTTCAACATTTCGTCGCCGTGCGGCTCAAAATACGCTTTTATCTTATCTTGTTTTCTTAATGCAAATCGCATGGTTTCCAAATATTTTTTTGAAACGTCCACGACCTTTGCGCACGTTTCCGGGTTAAACATTCCTATATGCGTGTATTCCGTTGGTAATCCCAATTGCTCGGATAACCATTTGTAAGCCTCGGAACGCTTCATTAATTTACGCTTATATATTTCGTCAAAATATCGGTGCGCCTCAATCTTACATCGGCGCAACTCGGCGTTTGCTAATCGACCCTTTGCCCGGTCGGTTCCCGCATGAACGCTAACATACGCCCGGCATTTAGGGCAATAGTAAATCATTCCGTAATCAATGCCGTAAACCTCAATACTATTTTTGTACTCGGTTGGAATATGGCAATACGGGCAAATCTTACCTTTCAATATTTCCCGTTGTTCCTCTGTTAATATCATTTTTGCCCTCCTTAATCACTTTGCAAAACTTATAATATTGGTCGTGTGTCGGCTCTCAACTTGACAAAGCAACCCAATATCGTTGCCGTCCAATAATAGGTTTAACACATCGCCGGGATTGTGCCGGGTATAAAGCAAAAATAACCCGCCGTTTGCATTTTGGATTATCTTATACAGCTTGACTTAATCGGTAACGTTTCGTTTTATTCATCGCTCTAAATGATTATGCCGGGGGATTGCGCCCCCGGCGGGTTATTACTTGTTTGAATAGGGGTTGTTGTTTCGGTAATTCGTCCAATCTTTGTGCGTCCGATAACGGATAACGTGGCGGTCAACTCCGGGAACATCGCCGACGATTGCCGTATTGGTGTGTTCTCTCATGTACTTTGCAATTTCGCCATCAAATCCCAATTCTTTGAATTGTTCCGGGGTATAAACCACGACGACGGGTTTAAAATGTTCGTCCCGTGCTTTCCGGCATTCGGTTAATGTAGGCTTTACACACGTGAACAATTCGCCGTCCTCGCTACGATAATCGTATTGTATTAACTTGGTTCTTTTACGTCTAACCATCGTATAAAACGTTTCGTAATTCTCGGTTCCTTTGGGGCATTGGCTTACGCCGTTTAAATCTGTTTTCATTTCTTGGAAATTTATTTATTACCCGGGAAACGCCGGGTCGTTGTTTTACTGATAATAGAAAGTGATTTTAACGCCTCGGCGCAATTTACAAACCTCTTTGTCGCCGTAACAATTGAAAGCACGTTTTAATAAGCGATTGACGAACTTAATATCGCCGACAATCTTTATTAAACCGGACACGCCAACCAATACATTAACCTTTTTGCCGTTTACAATTCCGTTTACCTTAATTTTGAAATTGCGGTTAATCTCTTTTGTTGTGTAATCTAATCCGTTATAAATGCTTTGAGTATTCATTGTTTCGCTCTCTATTTTCCGGGAAAACGCCCGGTCGTTCTTGTTTGATGATGCAAATATGCAACCTTTATTTTAATTACCAAAGGTTTTATCTTTTATTTTCGTGTTTTCCTATAAAAAATTTCGTTTTCGGTTCCAAAAGAGTTATTTTCTTGGAATTTTCGATTTAAGCGACTTTTGCAAGCGGGACGGGTAAATTATCCACTTTGAAATAAAATGCCCGGAAACGGGCTAAAAATGGCTCAATAAAAAAAGGGGTTGCAACGCCTTGTTACAACCCCCGGTTTATTACTTTTCTATGGTTACGAACTCAACCCCCAATATTCGGGTTGCCGGGTTCTTGCTTACAACGTCAATTTCCCGGTTCTTAATCTTTCGGGTTTTCCAAAGGAACCCCCAAAAGCGTTTATATTGCACCGTTTCCGCTATTAACAGACTATCCCGGTTTATATGCGTCCCGGTAAATACCCCGGCGGGCGTCGTGCATCCGTGCAACTCAAACCACGGTTCCACAATGTCAATACACCGTAATACGGTCGTAACCGTGTCGCCGGGCAAATATACAACACTATCCCGGACGGTTGCCCGCAATTCGTTGATTGTTTCCATTTGGGTTGTTGTAACCCGTTCCAACTCCCGGTTCTTTGTCTGCAACGTCTTTATCAACTCCGCATCGCTCGCCCGGTATTTTTCAAACTCTGACAATTTCAGTTCCAAAACCCCAACTTTGGCGGCGTTCAAACTATCTTTCGTTTGGTACCGGGAAACTTCCTGCAATAACGTTTCCGTGTTGGTTCTGTATTTGTCCCTTTCCCCGGTCAACGTATTAATCCGGGAACGTTGCACCCATATAGTGACAACGGCGG